ACTAGTAATATTACCTATTAATGCGTTAGTAATATCGTTGAAATCAGCAGCTGGTGTTGAAGTAGAGAACAAGCGATAGCTATATACGGTTCCTGCTGCGACATTATTACTCTCAAATGTAAAGTTGATCGAACTTCCTTCATTTACTGAAGTAGTCGCTGGCGCCGTAAATCTATATGATGGTGCATTTGGTGCTGCTGTAGTGGTAGTGGTTGTTGTTGAAGTAGTGGTAGTGGTGCTAGTTATTGTTCCGGCCATGGTCAAGGTAAATGTTGCAAGACGATCGCTACCTGTTGTCACATTACCTCTTAGGTTAGGCACTACTGGATTAAAATCGGTGGACAGAATCGATCCAGTCCCCTGGGTGTAGGTTATTACCTGTGAATTGGCTACAATGTTTCCACTGTATCCACCTGTGCGTAATCTTACAATAAAATTCTTGGCCATAGCTTCTCTTGTTTAATTTAGATTGGCATCAATATGCCTGTTAAGTTATTTATCATACTGACTAGGTCTATATTGATGAACTGGTTTCGAGAGTAAACCTTGATTCATATTCGGTTGTAGTGCCAATTTTACGCAGTGTGACTACGACTGTGGCACTATAGGTTATGGAACCCGATAGTAAACGCACATAAATTGGATTTGTGCTCGAATATGCAGATAGAGCCGTCCATGTGTTAAGAGTTCCGCCTAAGGTTTCCACAGTGGCTCCGCCGGTGACATTAGATGTTGATAAATAAATTTCATAAAAATTACCCACATAGGTACTTGGTAAATTGATCCAGTCTACACGACTTAGATTGTTATTGGTCTCATAAGTACCGTTTCTATAAATGTTTAGATAAGCAGTGCTGTCAATCGTACTAACCGTTATGTTAGTGCCATTCAATAACACCGTCAGGTCTGGAGCTGGAAAGTTAGGGACTAAATTATAATTGTTCGGTGCCACAGCGACATTACTGGTCCAATATACTGCAATGGCACCGCCGCTACCGGAATCACTAACGATGTACTGCAATCCACCGCGCCCACCGCGCCCAAAATAGTCACTATCTCTAGCTGCTGGATCGGTCACAAGGCTAGGATCTCCAGCTGGACGATAGACCGTAAAGTCAGCATAACTACCTCTGTTAAGAACAACTGAAATATTCTGCAATGATTGCCCAGCCGATCCGCCTGTGCCGCCAGAAGTTCGGTCAGTTCCGCCAGTGCCGGCTTCGCCTGCTCCACCACCACCGCCACCACCACCGCCGCCATCATTGGTCAACCGTGTGGCCGAACTGCCCACTGCTGTAACTAGAGTTCTAACATTGCCAATTGTAGTTAGACCAATCCGTCCGGCACCACCGCCGGCGGCCACATAATCGCTACCGCCGCCCCCACCACCACCACCGGCTGCCGCAGCTATTGGTATTTCTATTCCGTTTAAGGTAAACCCCAATATGGTTCCCCCACCACCGCCACCGCCTGATCCACTTCTGTTTCGAGTACCTGCTGGTGCTCCTGCACCACCAGCTCCGGCTGTTGCTGCTGATAACTGTGGCCAACTGTACCCAGTTCCGCCCAGACCATTTTGTACGCTACTTTCCAACGATCGGTCACTACTACCAGCTCTACTGCCGCCGGCACCCACACCACCACGTAATACCTTGGTGCCTGCTGGTAATAACACAGTGCCGATGATCAAATGACCACCTCCGCCTGATCCTCCAATACTGCTGCGATCGCCACCGCCACCGCCCCCAGCAGCACCTAACATTCTAAACATCAGATAAACTGGATCGTCAGGCAATGGCACACCAATCAGGTTAGTGTAAGTGGTAGATGGATTAACCAAATATCCAGTACCAGTCTTTATTGGTGCCAGGGTTGTGGTCGTAGTGGTAATTGCCGTGCTGGGCACCACACTAATACTGGCAATTTTGGTAACAATGTTAGAACTTGATAGTGCGGTATTAGATGCTGTAACAAATACATTGGCTATACCAATATTGGCTGCACTAAATGTGGGCGTGGTAATTGTTCCGTTTAAGGGTATGGCAACTGGTGTATCTGTAATACTGCCTATACGATAAACAACATTTGTGGCATTACTGGTAAACCAACTGAATGTTGCACTTTGCCCAACTTCGGCAACAACAGGGTCTACACTAATACCTAGATCAATTATGTCGCGCTCTTCTACAGTGTAGAAAAGATTCTGAGAACCAATGACACTGCTGACCGTGAACGTCAGACTACCAGCTGCTGGAACACTGGTTGGGGTCACTGATATTGAATAGGTTCCAGGCGAAATCGAAGTTGCACTACCGCGAAATCTTCCCAAACTGATACTGCCTGTGCTGGGTATCGACCCACTGGTGCCCGAAGTACCGACTACCACATAGCTGCCACCGGCATAATATTCGCTTAGGCGTATAGGATTGGAACCACCAAATTCAGACTGGACATTGCCAAGCGATATACGACCAGTTGAGGGCAGACTCACTATACTATCCTATTGAGCAATTTTTAACTGTTGCACTTCTAATCTTAATTCTTTAACAGCTTCAATCAACAGTGGTACAATTTTTTGATAGTCAACTCCAAGATAACCTGTGCTTTTTTCTTGTACTGCTTCGGGCAATACCTGACGTATTTGATCAGCCAGTACCCCGACCTGTCTAATTTGTGTATCTTTACCATCAGCCAATGTGTTCCAGTTAAATGTAACCCCCGATATGCTGGAAACACGGTCTAGTGCACCATTGAGTGGCTGTATATTGGTTTTTAATCTACTGTCCGACACAGCATAGGCAACCACATCACCCATGACATCTAGATCACCGTTAGATTTGAAATCGGCAGTGACTCGTGTGATCGTTGAAGTTGAATTTGTTAAAAATACTCTTAGACCACTGGGTGTGGAATTGGCGTTATAGTTGCCGCTGGCATAAAATACCAAAACGCCAGTGGGCAAAAATTGGTTGCCACTGAATCCAAGAGCAGCTAGGCCGCCAATATAGTCATCGTTTTGCAGTGATTCAGGTGTCTGACTGGTACCTCGACTTTTTCTAAATAGTATGCCTCCAGTGGAAAGAGGACTATTCGGACCTGACTGATAGGTATCAATTTGGACCCAGGCATTTTTACCATCTTCGCCTGTTAATCTAAGCAGTGTTTCGTTTACATCAGTACTATAATTGGCTGCGGTCACCGTTGCATAATTTCTATCATTACGACCTGCATTGATTTCAAATTTGGCCACTCCACCCGTTGATTTGTTTAGTGCCATATTACCAGTACTGGGCTGATAGGTTAGCCCCTTGATAGAATCTGTTTTTAACACAGGGGGAGGATTATTAGTAGAAGAGCTGACAAATGTCAAATAATGCATGCTGCTGCTGGTATTGTCGTTGACAATAGAAGATCCAGCTGGAATATGTGTGGTTCCATTGTAGACTTTGAGTACGCCCTGACTTTTATCAAACCATAATTGTCCAACCAATGGATTGCTTGGTGCAGTGTCTTTGGCAAAATTTTCCAACAGATGTACTAAATTTTCATTTAGATATTCGCCATAACCTGCATAGTTTTTACCGATCAGAGCAATACTGGTACTACTTAGATCTGCTCTACCATCATCAACGGTGACCAGTGGATCACCGTTGGTTAAATTAATTATATATCCCATGAACCTTTGACTCCCAGTATGTAATATTTAGTCAGATTTTACCCTGTTAGATTTGTTAGACTTTGAATACGCACTGTGTAGTCAATTTGTATCTGTCTGTTTAGACTTTTTTGCACTGGATGGAAAATAACATGGGTCAACAATTTTCCAGTCGCTGCTCCAGCCGCACTCCAGCCTTTCAATCCCAACTCATCAAATACAAAGGTTGATTCCAATGAAGCAGCGTTATCAAACGCCAATTGCCCAGCTGGTTCGCCGTAGTCTAGTAAACAGGTAACCAGTATATCGCTATAGACAGTATTGGGAATGTGTCTAATCTGCATATTATTTCTAAAAGGATCACGATTTTCGTTATCGGTGTCGTCCACTAGCTTATAAAAAGTCGGAGCATATAGATCTCCATTCTGTACCTGTGTGTTGGGAATTTGATAGACAATCACACCAGAACTATCTATGGTAGTGCCACCACGACCAAAGTGCATTTCGCTGATATAATGGCTGTGTTTGTTGGCTAGGCCATAGGCCAGTGCTTCGCTGATATTTTCAAAATGAATAGCATTATGCTGATCAACATAGATATCAGCGCTATTAGGGTCATAGATCTTAAGATGCCCTGTGATTTGTATACGACTATTATGTTCCATACTATGCACGACCCTGAATAATTATCAATCCAGACTCTGGATCAGAAATTTTAAAAAATCCCTGTAAATATAAACCACCATTTTCATCTGGTACAAAATTATCTATAGGAATCTGTGATTTATTCGGATCTAAATCAGGAAGGACATCATTATTTATCATGTTTTTATACCATTCTTATAATGCTGCTGCCAGTGTAGGTGCAGGAAATTCTGTGGTAATACTTATTACTTCAACATTACTATTGGCCTGATGTCGCAAAGGAACTCCGGTACCACCATAACTACGACGAAGATCTGTTAGAATATTTGCATTACGTGTACGATAGGCTATGCGTTCGCCATTGATATAGATCACTCTGGGCTCAATTCCGGTAGCAGTCGGTGGCAGCACTGTACCATCGGCCACTACAATATTAGCATCTGTTATATTCAAATCCTGTGCCAGTATAGTTGTATAGGCAGGACTGACATTATGATAGAACACATTGCCCGAAATGTCTCGGCTAATTCTGAACCCGGTATTGGTTGCACTGTTAGTAATAACTTTTATGCTCAATACATCATAGGTTGAGCCTGGCAACAGCTCTTCGGGTGCATAACTAAACAGACTGTCAACAAAGCCGCCGCCAACCAACTGTATGTTACCGGGGCTGATACCCACAGTACTGCTAAAAGTATCACCAACCAGCACTGTTTCGGTATAGTTAATACTGGTACTTTGTGCTGAACTGACAATTGTTCCCACACCGGGTACTAGCCTATTTAATTCCAGAGGAACCATATCAGCAGAAGGTTGGTAATAGGCCAATATACGCTCATTGGCATTAGTAAAGTAGCCGTGTAGATATCGTGGGTCGCTGTATTGTACATCGGAACCAATAAGCTCCATATTACCAAAAGGAAATACAGGTCCGCTGGCAGTTTCTCTTAGCACACGATAGGCCTGTCCTTGATAGCGCAGCAGAGTACCCGGTGCATAGGTACGATCAAACACTCCAGTTTCCACAGGTGAGTTGATAGATTGGTAATCAATTGGTTCACCATCATAGCCACCCGTGACCCAGTCATAGACAGGAGTGGTTGTGGCACGTGTGGCTATACGATCAAATTTCATGCTGGTACGCAATTTTCTCACAGTGCCGTTATAGAGTCTAGGAACCAATAGAGCTGATCTTGCAGGATTAACCGTAGACAAGGTATTTGTTATGTCCAGATTAAAAGTTCTTGGATATTGGTAAACTCTGGCTAGATCGTCAGCCGTAGCAGTTTCTATGGTCAGATACAGTGTTTGATTGGGATATAGACTAAAAATTTTAATCGTAAGCACAGCAGCAGCATCAACACTCTCAGCTGATGCCAATAGACTGTAGAAAGGTACTATAGGAGGTTGAGTAGCTATAGGAGTAAGACTGCCTTGTCTTATACGAAAATCTATACTGGCAAATGCCATTGGATCATTGGCATATTGACCACTAAAAATTTCAATTCCGTGGCCAGCACCAACTCCGGGTATACCTACCAATGCATAGGCACCGCCAGGAACAAATATTGTATTATTGGCAAATATACCTGGGCTAGCGCCGCAGCGGTAGAGGGCTAGATCCAAACTGATGTCGGGAACAGCAACTGTGGGTATAACGGCAGGAACGCTAGGACTATTGGCCAGAACTGGTTCAATAGTCCAGTAGAGTGTTTCTCCAGGATCGTAGGAACTAAATGTAAGATTCAAGGATCCCAGTGGAGCTATTGACTCAGTTGATGCTACTACACTATAGACAAAAACTGATTCAATAGTCCAGTAGAGTGTTTCCCCGGGGTCGTAGGAACTAAATGTAAGATTCAAGGATCCCGATGCAGCAATCGATTGGGTTGATGCTAGTACCCTATAGGCAATAACAGTCGATCCTAGTCTATTAAAATAGGTTTCGCCAAATGTATGCAAAGCTACAACAAAGTCACCGCTAGTTCTGTTTAGATCCGATGCTAGATCTCTGCTGTTGTATCCAATGTACCCAGGGCGATTTTCATTGGCCAAATCGTATTGACGTGTAAATACGACCTGCCCATCGCTGCGACGTATTCTATGCATTATATATCCGCTGCTGTTTGAACTAAAAGTCACAGTGGATGTGTTTAGATTATTGAGATTGGCAGTGGTTATCGTGGTATTGGCATTGCCCACTGAGGTAATCTTGTAGTTGTGCACTAGCATATCGCTTACCGCGGTGCCGCCGATACCAAGTACCTGTACATAGGGAGTCAGTGTATAGTTTCCTCCAGGGTTATCTATGTAGACTTTACCAATACCGGATGTTAGATTATTGACCTGTATACGAGCACTGGCATTAGATCCAGTCTGAAGATCACGTCTGATCACGGCCACTTGAGGTGTAGGATCAGCTTCATAACCATAACCAGTGGCGTAGATATCTAGTCTGCCCAACAGGTATTTATGATTATTGGTCCAGTCTAGGTACTTGGAACCTTGTAAACGAGCTTGATCTTCAACAGGATATTCGCTATTGGGACTACGCAATATCTGTAACTGCCTGTCCCAATAGGCAGGTAAATCAAAGTCGGTTATGTGCAATCGTGTCAATTCTAAATTAGAATAACTGGTAATATACTCACGAATCTTGACACGATAGGGCTTGACTTCGTTGAGATATTTTTCATAACTGGACTGTCTATCACGAACAAAATTAGGCGATTGCAGCAGTCCTTGTACACGATGTAGCACACTGACAAAACTGGTTTTAAACATCCAGTCGATATTTTTTTGCTCGCTAAGTATGTATTCTACCAAATAGAACAGTGTGAGATTATAGTACAGAGCCAGGTCATTGATAAAAACGTCTTGTTTGAGTCCTAGCAACACTGCTCTAAATTCAACCCCAAAGTTAAAGTCATAGTAGTCGCTGTCAAACCCTGCACCGTCCCAGCCTAGATCGCCAAACAGTTGTTCGGTCAGCTGCAGGGTACCTTGTTCAAGACCAATCAATGTCAACTGCTTGACATTGTCAACAAGATCAACCCGATAGAGTTCAAACAGTCCGGGTCTGCTGTCACTGCCAAGGTAGGTACCAATTATCAGTTCGGTACGCCTGTTTGTAACACGAATGATTTCATTGACCTGTAGGTCAAGTTTGGCCAATTCTGTGTTGTTATCTACAGATCTATTGATTACTGTTCTAGACGAATAGCCAGCAGCATACCAATCCACGAAATTCCAAATTCGTCTGGTGTCATAGCTTTGTCTGCGTACTAATCTATAACGACGTTCAATCAATGGATCAGTATTAGTGATATCATACTTTCTAATAGTCCAATAACCACCTGCAGTCAAATCTTGACGAACCAAAACTCTAAGATTGGCTGTAGGCGTTGGTGTACGTAGGTCAGACCCAATATCAGATCTGTAGTAGTCTACAATCTGGTCGTATTCGCTACTAGCGGGTATAGGCTCTTGACTATAGAAATAGTCGCTGTATATGCGGTCACGATCAATGATTCTACTGGCCAATGGGCGACTGATCAACAGTTGATTGACATAACGAACTACATTTTCCACAGCGGCCCTACGATTGACAATTAGAGTCTGTCGTGGTCGAATATCTAGTCCAATTTGTTCGTAGCTGTTGAGTCTTGCATCTGGCACTGTGCGTGACAGTAAATCTAACCCGCACAAACTGTCAATTAACTTGCTTTCTATTCTAATAGGAAACTGATCAAGCTCGCTGCCTTGACGAATCAACCGATAATCGGTATGTATAAGACCGGCCTGGCTATTCCTATTATAGGTAATGTGTAAAACTGTGTCTGACCCTTTGATGTATGGTTCGACATTGTACAAGGCAATCGCATTGCGATCTAATAGTGCAGCATAGGCAATATCGGTCAGTCTTGGATTTTTGATAACAGATTCTAGGTCGTGACTGCTGTAGATTTTACTGTTGCTAGCTGGTGTTCTAGTATCACGTACCCAGAAATAGTAGCGCACAGTGACTATATTATTTTCCGGATTTACAAAAGCGTGCTCAGTATAGGCCTGATTGTTGGCATAGAGTGGTAGTCCTTTGCGACCTTGCTCCACATGCTCCGATGGCAATAGATCACTTTCGATCCACTCATATATTTCTACACTACTGTCTGAAAATAGACTACCCCAGTTGTCTAGTCTATAGGACAACGAATCCTGTTCGTAATTGATAAATCTGCAGCGCCCCACATGCCACCAGTACTGTCCCACATGTTCGGCTGCCCAATAAAAATCACTGGCAATGCTGACATCTTGATCGGTACCAACATTGTACTTGGCAGGATCGTGCTCGGTAGTATAGTCAATATCGGCCTGAGCCGCACCTAAGATTCGACCCTTGGCTGGATCCAAAATATCCAATCTAGCTAATATTTTCTGATCTTTTTTGCTATATAGAAATATTTCATTGACACTGTCGATGTCAATTCTACTGATCTGTTGTCTGGTCAGGGTCCAGGAATCCTGCCCGGCATAGATGTCCAATGGTGCAGTTTGTTCAACTTCAGGAATATTAATGGCGTTCTGAATAGTGTAATATAATTTGCGGTTGTCGGGGGCCAATACTCTGAATAATGCCCCAATTCCAGGAGTAAATATCGGAACTGTGTAATCCAATTGATAATTGCTGAGTATTGAGTAATATAAATCTACTTCCTCATCTAACGGACTGGTTACACTAAAATCAATATCACTATCGGGTTCAAGGATAGAATCAGATGCAGCAATATTGTATCTGTCAATTCTGTCATACACTGCCCAGCTGGAATTGACGTCACCAATGTCATCTATGTAGACTATATCGCTGCTGATCCAACCATGCCTGGGACTGGCAGCATCTCTGGCCGCTAGAGTTGGAAACCTCAATGGTTGAAAGTCGTATAGTTCTGCAGTATCGCTGACCAGGTTAAAATTGCGTATAGTTTCGTAAACATTATCATCTACTGCTGTCAAAGTAAAATCATCACTGCTAAACACCACATAGAATCCATCAATATTGGTGCCTAATCCGCGTACAGCAAAGTAGTCGCCTGCGACCAATCCATGTTGATTGTTGACAACGAATATGATTTTACGATCCAGGTCGGTTTGAACATCTGTGATCGTGCCGGCAATTTTAAATAACCTATAGACTTGCCATTGATAGTTATAGTCTTTGGCTACCCAAATCTTAAATCCATTGCTTATGCTGCTGACTATCTGCCTACCAAATGATTTTAGATTGTTGATATCAAATAATTGTGCATCCACTTCGTTGACTGATGCATACCCGGCTGTGATCAAGTCATCGGGATAATAGGCATTAGCAAGTCTAATAGATTTTGTTATGGCAGCTTCAATTGTTGGTGCCAGTACCTGATTGATCAACAGATTGTATCCTTCCTGTCTTGGATGTATACCATCACTAAAATCGGTATCAACCACAGTCCTAGACAGATCCTCAGCTGTGGGTGTTTCTATGGTCCAGTAGAGAGTTTGACCTGTCAGGTCACTGGTAACTGTCAGGTCAATTGACCCGCCGGAATCCACATACAATGCCGACGATTCTATTAGATATGAAGCATCGACCACAGTATAATAGTAGACTGCAGTCTGGTCTGGCGTTGCAATGGTAAAACTGATATCGTCGCCGGGTACCACAGTCTCATTCTCATAGACAAAAGATATATTGTTTCTTAGATAAAAAAGCCAATTGTTAATACCATTGGCATCGGCCACTGGGTCGCCATAGATTTTGGCCACATCTCGCATGACCTGGGCATAGGCATCAATATTGGTAGTACCCCCAAATGATGCCCAATTGACATGACTGTTGGCGACATCAATTTTCGTAGGAGTCATCCATATGACAATCTGATCGGCTGTCAATAGATTACGCATATTTGTGAGATTTTGTCTATAGACATCTAATGGTGTGCCAAATTTGGCATCCATTAGACCGTGATTGATCACCACTATATCGGCCTGAATATTGTCAGGCCAGGCAGCATTGACACCATCGGTACCTTGCAGTAATTCTGTGCTGGTTGACCCTTCACGGCTGCGAGTGGTCACACTTACACGGAATTTTTGATTTAGACTATCAAATAGCAGACTGTCTGGTGGATTGGTCACACGACCTGTCTGCTGATCCGTTAGACAGGCATAGAATAGTGCATCTGCCTTAAAGGCAGGATTTCTGCCGCAGATAATTCCATCACCAAACAGCTCAATTCTATAGTTACGAACTGGTACAGGATCACGGTATCTAAACAAATTTCCATCAAAATCTCTAGTAGCACTGAGTAAATCACTGGTTCTTACTGCTATGATTCTGGAATCAGTGACTTCATTGGGCTCTGATTGAAATAGCAGTGTTACTGGATCAATGTCTGTTATGGTGTCACTAATTGCAAATTTAATCGAGGGTTTGGCATCAACTGCGCCATATTCACCAACTCTAGCAGCCCACTCTTCATAGATTTCAATCTCATGCGATTGACCATCAACCTGTGCTCTGGCCAATGCCGATGCAGCACTGCGAGTGCCCTTTTCGTGTATAAATCCCTGATAAAATTTAGTTTGACTTATTGGACTGATACCAAGATTAGTCAGATATTCACGACTTCTAAATCCTATTAATCCGGAACTAAATTTAAACAATTGTTCATCATAGGGAGGCTGATCTATATTGTAGATCTCTTGACTCTGAGCAGCATTGGTGGCAAAGTTTTTGAGTAGTCCAGACCTAGGTGCAGATTCCAATCGATACCAACTGTTGATATTGAATGAGTCTGTGGCAATAGTATCCTTAACTGCACTATAATATAGATTTTTGTATTTGACAATATCGCCTTTTTTATAATCATGACCTGGTACCCAATCGTCTACCTTTGAGTCATTGTAGACAAAACCCGGCGGTGTATATTGCCCATCCCAATTATTGGTAATACTGCCAACTATACGCAGTCTTAGTTGCCTGGTACCAAGAGCAGGTTCATATACAATATCGTTAAACACTGTACGATTGTTAAACACCAGTGCATGTTCATATTGCACAAGATTAAATTCGGCAAAGGCCACTGTTTGCCCGCTTACAGTCAGTAACTTGGTTATAAATCCATCACGCAGTACTGTAAAATCGGTACTCCTTATGGGATTAAAATTAATACCTAGCAGTCTAGAACCACTGGTGTTACCGCGTATATGATCAATTTGCGAGTTGTCGCTGTAGATGTTGATACTATCACCAAGCGGACTTAGCACAATAATATTGTTTTCTCGCCAACCTTGCAGATTCCATGTGAGGAATTCACGTATGCTCAGAGTAAAATCACGTACCAGATTCAAATCACTGTCATATTGATCAAATATTAGTCCTTGGCTCTGCAGATAACGCTGGTAGCTAACTAGAAATTCGGCCATCTGCTGCAGACTGGTTAATTCACTACCATAGGGAATTAGATAGCTGGTGGTTTCAAAATCTTCAAACACTGTGACTGTTTGGTCCAGGACCTGTATTGAATAGGACTTGCCACTGCGCTGGCCTAATATTACACCAAAGTAGGGATAGTCAAGGTCGTATCCACTGATAGCAAATCCAGTGGGAGTTTTTTGTACAATTACTGCGCTGTATTTTACCACTGCAATGGCAGCACTGCGATTAAGATGTACAAAATAATCTTCATCGGGTATAACTATACTCTGATTACTACTGCCCGGACTGGTCTGCTCAGTCAACACATTAATATAACTCTTGTCTGTAAAAGCAGCTAGTTTATGTGTGAGATTAACACGTATCTGACCAATGTATTCAGTCAATCGAGCGCCAGCATCAATACCTAGGCTAGTTAGATAACCATGTATCCAATTGAAATAGCTGGCCGAACGTATTATACTATCTGCGCTGTCTGGTGCTCCATTGATTTTGATATCATCTAGAGTCAGCCGTCGTCTGGTTGTGTCGACCAGATATTGTCGAAAAGTGCCGATTTCAAATTCATAATAGTTGTTGATATTGGCTGCAATAGCAAAATAGCTGGAGCGCATCAGGCTAAATGCCTTTTGCAGAGCAAATGGATATTCGCTACTACGACGCCAGGCTGACTCTGCTGGACCTAGATCACCTATGGCCCAACTCTGTGAAAATGTGGCGCTGTTGTGCTGTTTGATAAGAATTAAAGGACTACGTAGATTACCAGTGGAATCCACCGGAACTATATCTGCAAATCCAGCTCTGGCGTACACTGGGTTGGCCACTGTGGGCGTACTAGATGCCGGATTTTGTGTGTAGCCATTGGTACAGGCAGTGATCAATGCTGTGCGTTTGATGTTGTTGGTCCAACTATAATAGGTGTCCCACCAGGTTGGTTTAACCGTGTAACCCAGCATTTCCCATGGATGTGTGTGCGGGCGATCGGTGTCATAGAAGTAACGATAAATACCTCGCCAATGACCAGGAACCTTCTGATCATTTCGATCTCTGCATAAACTAAAATTCCATGTGAATTCATTGTTGCTCTGAAACGTGTTGTTTTCCAGATAATTGGTCTGATTAGTGCCGACCCAGCGTAAAAATTCAGTGGTCACAATAGAATTAAACTCATCTAGTGTGTAATCACTGCTGCGAAACCGTCCAGGCAACAGTGCGTCAAAAACTGGTCGAACCTGGTTATAGTTGACTTTGATATTATTGTAGATGCGATTTTCAAGTTCTAGTATAAAATTATCTCTGTAGTCGTTGAAGGCCGGAATGATACTACCATCGTGACCTTGAATCACATAGATATTGTCAACATAGGTATCATCCAGATAACGTGCAGGTATATATTTGGGATGTAATCCCAGCTTGGTTGGAGTTTCTGGTATAAAACAACCGTCGGTGTTGTTGTATTCACGTATTTCCAAATTGTCGTTGACTGCCAGGACCAACGAATCCGATAATATGACCATTGGACTGGTCTCGCTGAATGTATAATCTCTGCCAATGACCAATAGACTGTTGTTCAGGTACAACATTACAGCTCTATTGCTGGCGCTGTCGGCAGAGAATATTAAACTTATGGTATAGTTACGAACTGTGGTATTGAGTATGCGATAGCGCAGAGTTCGATAATCATTGCCATAGGGCAACATGTCACTGTAGTAAAAGGCAAAACTGCTGTTTTTTACCGAGTTAATCGAGGACAGTATTAGATCTACTCCACCAATTGGATCCACAGGATTGATGTTTGGTAATGAAACCGATAGTTCTAAAAAACGATTTTTAAATCTTGTATATTCGCGACGTGCATAGTCAAGGCCTGAATAAAAATTCACACGTTCGTCAATGATTGATGCAGTGGCCAATGCCACAGGAGCCGAATGTTGCAGTATTGTACCAGCTCGTAGGCTATGATCAATATCTCTTATGTTATTGGCACCACGAGGATTACCTAATAGGCCCTGCAGTCCTGATGCCTTGACTATCAGATGATTTCGCATCTGACCCAGGCTCACACGTTCAATGGTCTCATTGAGCGGATTGAACTCTAGATTTTTTGGCAGCGTATAGTATCCTTGACTGCTTTGATCATTGGACAATACAAATATGTCAATTCTATCTCCAACAGACAACAATGCTAGATCAATGCGTAGAGTTTTGCTCAGACCGGTAGCCTGATAACTATAGGAATCGGTGTTGCCGGGTCTAGTACGTATTAGTAGGTTGTTGTTGATATAGACTTTGAGAGATGGTTCAGCGGCACTGTCGACACCTACTGTAATTGGGCTAGCACCAATTTCAAAGTAATTGGTACTGCCAGTATATTCAGTCTGAATATGTTGATACTGTCGACTGTGTGTGTCCACTGCTGCCCAACAGTTGGTTATTGAATAGGTATAACGATCTTCAATTAGTCTTAGTACACCTTGGCTAACAGCACCGGTGGCTATGTCAAGTCCATAGGGATCCAGACTGTAGTCAAATTTGTCAGTGTCATAATAGTTGGTAAATTCCAAATCACCAATGGTACCCGAATTATTGATATACTTGACTAGTAACCCCAGTACAGGATCCCTTGAAGCACCCAAGGTATAGCCAAATATTTTTGTACCAACAAATCTACTGTTATAATAGAAACTACCAAGACTTTGATCACTGACTGGCAGTATAACATCATAATATGGATACTGATTGATAGAAGTTTTTTGTTGTCCTAGCCGCCAGGTATTGTCCGTGGTCAGATAATAGGATCGTCCGCGATTGATCCCTGAACGCACAACCAGTGTGCTGTAGGGCAATGCCAGCTCTAGACTGGTATAGGCCAGACGACTGTCATTATAGCGCAGACCTGTTAGATTGTTGTAATTGATTGATAGACTATCAACCAAATCCAATTCATAGTTGTTGTATATCTGTGCCACCCGTCCTAGATACAGACCAGCTGAGCTATAGATATACGACCCAATACTCAGCTGTACCAAAAAGTTGGTGTTTAGGTTATAACTTACTACACGAGTCGATCCTGCTCGTGTGGTAACTGACCCAATCAGAGTACCATCATAACTGACCGCAGCAGACTGATCCTTAGTGCCCAGCAGGTATTTGGTTGCACGTCTAGTGGAATTGATATCGTTACCAAACACTACCAGCTGGCCGGGTTCAACAGCTAACTTCTGAGCCCGGAGAGTTTTATAGCTGACATTGTCAATTTGAGCAGTGATATCGGTCAGCTGTTGAGTTCTACCATTGACAAACAATGTGGTAGTGCTGTCAAAAAACTGATCGATTAGCCCCATGCCAATTCTTCCCGATCCAAACAATTGTAGGTTGGCTCGATATTCTATAATGGGTCTTGTGGCGCGAGTTCCAAAGTTTGGAGCAAAATTATTGGCCAGGGAAGCCTGGCGAATAACATCTATATGAAACCAACGATTCCCACGTGCCCAGGCATTTTCATCTATGCTGGCACGATTGGCCACTATGTAGTCAGGCTCAACACTACTTCCAACAGCTTGGTCAAACCCAACGCTGTCAAAGGGTGTGCTGTCAAAGGGTATACCAAGCCCAGGTATCTCCACCTCGGGCGCGACCAATCGTTCAAAGTCAATTAGTTTTATTGCGGTACCAACCCCTTCAACAATAAATGTTCTATTTCTATAACCGGAAGGCAAGACCGAGTTGTCAAAAGTGATCTTCATTCCATTGCTTAGTACCAGACCATTGAAGCTGTAGTTGTCTTGACCAATAATATCGCTGTCTACATTGATAATGTCAGTGTCTTGATCAACAATACGTATAAGACCCTGTTTGTATGTGTCGCTACCGTTTTGATAATAGAGAGTGGTCAAGGGGGCAGTAGGAGGATAGAGTTCGGTAAGCACTGTACCGTTGTAGACAAATTCTTTTCCTTGATTGTTGATACCGTGTCTAATAGAGATACGACCAGAGGTATCTAACCCACGTACATAGGTCAGTGTTAGTTTGCTGAATATATCTATGTTGATACGCCATAGGCCGCGGCGTTGATTGGTAGGCACCGTAGCACCGGTTCTGGTTGTCCAATCAACCGAACTATTACTGGTGGTGGTAAAGATCACATAACGATCTTGAGGGTAGAGGCTATCGCCGTCTATGGTTGTTAGTGTGGTCCAATTGGCTCCATCGAGACTGCTAAATGTATTAGATGTGGCAAAATCCACATAGTCTATTAGAGAGTCTAGATAATAGCTGTTCTGTGCTGAAGCAGCAGGAACAGTAAAAGTAACTACTCCAATACTGACACCATTGTTGGTTACACCATAGACAAATCTAGTACTGGTATTGGGTTCATATTCACTGACTCCAGTGTTACCGGGTTCAGTCTGAATCCAAAAAGCCTTGCCGGGTTCGTTGACCGTGAATGTATAGGTACGCCCACGTACTAGACGCAGCTCAGGGTTGACCGCAGCACCAGTGTTATTGGTTGTATACCCAGAAACTGTTCCGGTTATTATATAATTGTTGGCACTATTTACATCACTACTACCTATTTGGATTGCATATGGTCCATTGGGTAGCCAATAGTATTGGCTGTAGTTGGCCAACTTGTCAAGATCGATTTGTGGATCAAAAGAATAGTACTGGTTGCGAAACAAACGATCATGATTGCTGGTAATACCGCCGTAGTAGTCTATACGATTGATAGTATCAGAATAGTCACCAATTAGTGTGACCTGTCCAGGATCTCCTATCACTACCGAAGGTTCCAATTGATAATTTGACCGGTCTGCGGTTGGCTCCTGCAGATAACCGCCTGAACTAATGGTTCCAAATCTACGACCAATATAACCATCAACACGAACCTGGTCCGGTTCGTTGATCAATTGATCAAGGGTACTGCCTAGAAACTTGTTATTAGTGTCAGACTGAAATACACTTGGTAAAAAATCCAGAGTTTTACGAGCAACAGCCATTCATTATATCCGAATTTGATTTAGTTGCACAGCAGTAACACTGCTGATTATTTCTACATCTTGCACAGTGGCAGCACTAATTATCAATTCATGTGGTTCAGCATTGACCTGATAGAGTGCACCAAATCCCACCTGTGTATCTTTGGCCACTAGTATGATACTGGCTATATCTGGACTAAGTGCCTTATGCAAATAGGCACTGAGCTCGCTAAAATAAAAAGTTTCTCCAAAATCCCAATTATCACTGGAAAAATACTCGTTAATGGCAGCAATAACACTGCTTTTGATATCATTGTCACTAAGATTGAGATTGGCATTCTTGACTATTTTAAAGGTAGCCTGCAGAGATTCAACAGCTTTGTTACCAAATAGAGGCTTGAACTTGGCTGAATTAAAAATTAGTGTATCAGTCAACACCTTGCTGTTGTTCAATGAGCTGTAGGCATTGGCCAATTCTGTGCTGGTTAATTTTCGAGGCTCAGTCAGTCTACCTGAGGTATCTTGTATCCATTGACGATAGGCCAAATTATAGTCTGCGGTCAGTACATATAGATCAATAATGTTGCTGATACTGGGATCTATTCTATTGGTATAGGGACTATTGTGTACATATTGATAATTAAGTCCCTGTCGACCTAAAAAGAATTTATAGGTCTGCTGGGGAGAGACCAGACTGCGTGTGGTACCAGAAATAGATAGTTGTTTAAAAACTAGGTCACTGGTCAAGAAAAACAACTGCCCATTGAGAAATCCTGATAGATTTTGATTGGCCTGGGCCATGGTATTAAATGTGGTCACCACAGTGGCGTTGTCAACCAGTTCTAGACGCTTGAATCTATCAGCATCTTGTACTTCACGGAAAAATACTAATTTTGTTTTAATAGCAGTGGCCGGTGCTACAATAGAGGCAAACAGAGCAGGATTATCCGGCACACCGTCGTTGTTGGTATCGCTATAGGTCAGATATACAGTGCTGGTATCTGTATAACCGTCGTTGTCAATTTTGCTCTTATAGATTTTCCAGGTATAGTCCTGTTGTAACGGAACATTGTACAGATACTGAGTGGCAGTTCCTACCTGAGTTAGAGACACTGTGTCGGCCATACTGTTGTTACGTAAAATACGAATGGTATCTTCAACCACACGATTGTTTTCCAAATCATATATGTGTTGGCGCTCATCCACATAAAAATTAACACGTCTAGGGCTGTGGAATAGATAGTTGATACCTCTATAGGATACAGTGTAGTTTTGATTGTTTATATTATAAACAAAACTAATAAAATAATCAGTATCTGACACACTGTAATTTTTAATACGCCAGCGCAGTAAGTTGATATCGTAGTGGAGCATAAAACTACGATACCCCAAAATGTAATCAATGATCAATCCAGCAAAATCACCATTGAAGCTGTTGACAAAGTGAGGAATAATTACGTTAACAAGAGCGCCGGTGGGCACACGAGTATTGAGCACAACCGGTCCACTACCATCTGAATACAATCCCTGTCCGTTATTGGTACCATCACCGCTGACATGAACAATACTGGCATATAGAAATGTGCTTTCATTCTGTCTGGTAGGAGTGCCAGACACAAGATTATTATTGCTGTCAAAATACGATCCGGTAGGCGCCACAAACAACACCAATGCCCCGGGTCTGAGATAGCGATTTCTAGTGTTAACTGCTGTGCCAATGGCACTGGGATTAAAGTTGTAGATAAAATATCCATTGGCTGAGCTGTCACCAGACTGTCCCAGCACCCATCTGAATAAGGTTCTTACCTGACCAGTGCCCTGTGATTGTATTATGATATTGCCACTTTGTGCAGCATAATTTTCACTTGAATAATAGTAGATTCCTGGCTCAACTCCTAGTGTATCCCAGCTGACTGTGCCTGAGCTGATTCCATTGTTACTGATATTACCGGCGACGATATAATTGGTACTACCAGTTCCGGGCAGAGTTTTGATCCAAAATGGACTGCCCAGGGTATTGACATTAAAATTAAGTCGATCGCCTTCGTACAAAGTGATATCAGGGTTGTTGCCAGATGCCGCACCACTGAACCTATAGCTGGATGTGGCCGAATTGATTACTGTATAGTTTTTTATCAGTCGTCCGCTGACATTGGCCACAAACGAAGTTCCTTCAAGATTGTTGTTACTGCCAAATCTGGTAAAGTCTGTGGTTCCGGCCAACTTGATTACATAGAATCTATTGGCAAAAATATCAGTAGGCGGAATGCCTGTGTCAATTGGTGCCTGCCCTGGCACAGTTTCATAATAGTAGTGCAGTGTTTCAGGACTGGTAAGTATGTCTCTTAGCTGTCCTGAAATTAATTTTTGTATGTCGTTATAGTTATCAAATCTAAAAGTAAATGTCTTTAGAAAATTTTCACGATAGAGCACACCATCATCTGCAAAGATATCTGTACTGGAGTATCTACCTGTGCCGTCTATTATGTCAAGATATCTGCTGATACCCGAACTGGTGCGATTAACTGCCTGAACTTTCACTATGTTACTAAAACTAGTATAGGGTAGTATGTTGTAATCCTCGCCAGTGACCATACGATTCTGTGTATAGTACTGCTGTGGCGCACGCTGTTTGATGTCATCTAATGTTTCTCTGGCATTGGCCGTGGCTACCGTATATTTTAGACTGGCACGGATAGTTATGGTTTCCACACGCCCACTACGACTTAGATAGTCAATCGCAATGGGTATACCGCGAATTTCATCTGGTGTTATCTTGTAGGTTAGGCCATTGCCTGTTCTATAATAGAGTCTATAGCTGCCCTGTGGAATATTAGCAAATGTGCCATCTCCAAACACCAGACTAATTTGATCATTGGCCTTTGAATTGACCTGATATAGATTACGCTGATTTTGTTTATTATATACGATATTGACAGTAGCTGCACTGGGTACCTGAGTCCAGAGATCTGTAGCAGTGCCTAGACTATCTACAGTGTATAACCAGACATCGGTATTATTGATGCCGTCGATATCTACGTCCAATACCTTATTGGGCACGGCTTCAGGTATGTTTAAATTTAAAACATTTAGTTCGCCTTGTTTGAAATAGACAAAAAATCCGGTATTGGTGCTGTCATTGCCTGCACCGTTGTTGCGATAGAGTATATTAAATACCCGCTGTGTGTTGGGAGCTGCTTCGTATACATAATCTTGATTACTAGTGGTGGCACTAACAGCTTCAAACGAAACCTTTTGGCCTTCCACTGTGCTTTCAAATCTAAACACCGGCACAAGACTGCTGAGAGTATTGATACTGTATTCATCAGTTCTGATATTGTTGATTTTTTTAGAACTGCCCGGACGTCCCACTGCCTGATTGCTAACCAGGGCGGCATTGATTATGAGTGTAAAACGCTCTAACCAATTTTCATCACTGCTATCATCCCAATTGATCACAACATTGGTAATATCAATGCCGTCGCTGTCCGACAGTGTCTCGCTGGTACTGACACTGTCGATCTTCAAATAACCCATGGCAGGTATATGGCGCTTGGGATTATAGCTGACTAGCCTGGCCAGCTTTAGAATACTATCTCTGCGTTCCGCAGTGTCTAGAAAATTTTCTCTTGCATTGAGGTCAGCTCTAAAGGCCAAACTTTGTCCCAAGAAGGCAATCAGATCTATTAGAGCAATAAACTCTGAGCTTTCTGTAAAATCGTTATAGTCTTCAGGGTAGGTCTGCTTGATATAATCGATCATGCTCTTACGCAATGTTTCGAAATCATAGGCAGTAAAATCAGCTTCCTTAAAAGTCTGATAGACACGTTTCCAATTTTCTGCTGCTAATAATCCAGTTTGACGATTAGTAATGGCCATTTATATACCCGGTTCTAGTATTTATTGACATCATTATATGGGTATTTTATCTTGACGACAACAGACTGCTGTCTCTATCAAACTGTAAACTTAGAGTACTGGTTTCATTGGTTAGCAGGTAACGTAATTCTAACTCAAGGAATATACCATTGGTAAATTCGGTAATAATAATGTTTTCTACAGCAAGTCTTGGATCATAGCCGACTACTCTTTTGACATCATCGACAATCATATCACGCAGTGCTTCGGTAAATGGTTCATAGATCACATTCCAAATTATAGTACCAAAGTCGGGATTCATCAACTTTTCGCCTTTGCGTATTTGAAAATGATTAAACAGATCCTGTCTGACCAATTCAAAATCAGTCAGTTTAAAACGTCGTAGTCGATTGTAGGTGCTAAAACCCAGATATGTGGCCATGTTAATATTTAAGCCTGTTATCCGCCCCGGACCAGTACATCAATGACATATCTGCCCCGATTAAAATAGACTATACCTGATGTTCCATTGGCATCAGCTCCTTGTGCAGTTTTACGCCAATTTATAGACCCGGTAGGACCCAATAGGTGCGACACACATAGCATCCCAGCCACTGTACACAGATCGTCGCCATTCTTGATACCGCCATTGGCACTTAAAAATCCGTAACTTTTTGTCAATAATTCGTACATGGCAGATTCCTGTGCCTGTTTATTATTTAACCAGTCAGACTGACTGTTGACTCCATTGCGCCCGGTCCAGCTTGTGGGATAATTCATGGCCCGATTACCTCTGTAGACATTGGTAGCAGCAAGTTTAATATATAAGGTGTCTACCAGAGCCGAAGCACCAAATTGATACTTGCCAGCATAGCCCAATTGATTAACTCTGGTATACTGAAAGGTACTTTCGCTGTAGCCCAACTGTGTCATAATGCCCTTGACATGAATCTGTGTCAAGGGACCAATACCGCCCGGCGGATTTGGAGCATCGTCGCGTTTCAGGTAGTTGACTGGAACCGGGTTAGAGACATTCTGTGCAACTGCAGCCTTGGGCCCGGGATCTAAATTGGCTGCACTGCCGGTCAGTATAGGATTACCAGAGCTGTCGCGTACTGTTCCTGACTGTGACTGTAAGGTAGCACCGCAGTCAATAACAGCAATGTTAGCTGTGGGCGGAGAGCCGGCAGTAATACTAGCACCGGCTGCACTGCCCGATGCTAGTATGCTGGATCCCGATGAGCTGGAAATGTTGAGATTGCCGGCCGCTGATTCAGCGGCCGATCCAGTTCCAGTTCCAGTTCCGGTTCCGGTTTCTGCTATACTAGAACTTCCACCACTGGCCGAACTGGCTACTCCTTCGGTACGAGGCCAAGGCTCGTGAGTTGGTACAATCTTGCTAACACTCTTGATAACATTGTGTTGTACTTGCCACTGACCGTTGCCGTCTATTCTTGTATCGGCAATATTATATATAGGACTGGGTTTGGGACGCGACACAGTGGGCCCAGGCCCGGAATTAAGACCAATTGGCTTGCCAGTAAACATCAGTGACTGTGTGGCAGTAAAACTTCCGGCAGCTGGTGTATACAAGTCTAGACGACCATCACTGCCTATCTTGATTATACCGCCGTACAATGAGGTCTGTCCTGTACTGGTCAAGTTTAGTGTACCACTGCTGTTTACAGTGGTTGACTGTTTACTGCTTAGATTCATACTACCACCGGCATTGATATTGACATCTCCGTCGGCATGAAGATTTAGATCTCGACCAGCTCTGAGATTAATACTGGCAGCACCATAGACATTGACATGGCCACTGCCGGTCATTTCTATCCAGCAACTGCCTTCGCTATTGCTGATATATAATATACGTTCAGAGTCATCCATTAGAATTTGATGACCGGCCGCCGTACGCAAACGTACAAGATTGTTAATACCAGCAAGATCACCATCGTCCATGACTAGACTATGCCCACCGGCACGTGTCTGCACTCGGTCTTCTTGTTTGGCAACTGTACGACCCGGGGTACTTACTCCAAATACCCCACTGGGAGTTTCACGTTGGCTACTAGAAAAAATTATACCGCGACTGCCAGTGAGATTAATTCTATCTAATCCTTGTGTGACTAATCTATTGGCCTGATATTCGTGTATGGGCTTAGGTGCCTGTACAAACTGCGAAAAATCAGGCGCATTGAATTCGTTAAACTCCGCTACTGGTAATACTGAATTAGGCTTGACTATGCGGCGAAGTTTGGCATCTTTGATTGTGCTGGAATCAATATTACGCGAACTAGATACTGCTGGTACCATATGATGTCCCAGTTGATTGGGTACACAGGCAAACCAGAATCCGCGATTGGGGTCACCGGCAACAAATGTGCATAGCACAAAGTTTTCTAGATCGGGTACCGTAAACCACATACCATAGGTATGCCGCACACGGTCAAAACTGTTTTCCCGTGGTCCAGTGGCATTAGATGAACCCTGTACAGTACTACCAAAAAACGGACTAGCATAACTTACTGTACGCCAATTGACCGGATTAGATTCATCACCGGCACCAAGATCGGGTATCCATACCTGTAGACGACCCGAACGTGTGGGATCAAGATTATTTTTAACTAGACCAATAAATGGACCGCTATCAAATCTTACACCGGCTGCGTTTTCCCTTACTAGATTGGGATCAACCTTTTTACCTATTCTATGATCAATTGCCATTGTTTATCTTCTTCTGCTGCCAAATACTGTAGGTGCATCACTTACTACTGATTTATTCGTAATCGAACGCAGACCGGGCGGCACCCGGCCTTTTACCCGGTCTGCTGGCGATGGAGGCTCTACTTGTGTTTTGTTGTCAGGGGTTTCATTGGCCGATGTAGTCTGCGTTTGAGTAGATTGGGTTTGTGTAGATGCATAACCAGGTAATGCACTTGCTCCTTTTTTGAGTCTACCCGTTGGAGAACTAACCCCAGAATTCCATTCTTGAAAGACAGACTCTGCCTGTGCGGACAACCTTTGTGCTGCAACTGTACCGCGATTCTGACCACTGGATTGGCTGCTAGTGCCAGCAGCAACAGTGACAGCAGATTCGGGTTTTTCACGATTTCTGTTTGGTTTCGCAGCCGATCTTGATTTATCGTCCGTCTGTCCAAACAACTTGATCAGCTGTAATTCTTGTGTAAATTCGCCGCGACTAAAATTATTTTCTACATTCATTATTCTATAGATACCATTGAAAGTATTAAAATTTCGATCAACGCCAAAATTTATCATACCATCACTGTCATAGTCTTCAGGCACCACAAATCTTAAATAACAATAAATTTCAGTAACATCCATGTTAATACTGTTATACCGGTTTAGTACTTGATTTGCCTGCGAGTCATTGGGTGTAAAAAATACTTCATCTTGTTTGATCATATGAGGATCACCAGCAATACGCATCTTGATATTAATCATATCACCAGTGGCACTGCCGAATACACTTTTATAAAAATCATTACTGCGTACTGATCTACTATCGTCGGCAGATCCCTGAATGCTCAACACCTCAGCATTGGTAACCTTAGGCTGTTCACGAACATACTGTATCGAATTGGCTCGATCGTACGATTGGTCTGTTTGATCTTTTTGATCTTGATTGGTTTCTTCTTGATTTTGTACAATACTTCTGGCAAACTTAGTTGGGCGCTCAGTCATTGCCACATAAAACATAGAATTAAAATCTATACTAAGATCCAAAATCTGTTGATTTTTTCCGGTATACAAATAATTATATTCTTTGTGCCAACGTTCAGGTAAACTTTGATTAGCATATCGAAATTTGGTGTTATGATAATCGTAAGACTTGATATAGATGATGATTCGTCGTGCAAACTGCATACGTTTAAAATCCCATTTGCCTTCGTCGAATTCAATAACCGGAACTACCTTAAAAAGTCCAATTGGATTGGCATTTTTCAGTTCCGGTTTTTGTTGAATAATATCGGCAAAGTATTGACTGTTACGCAGTACCTGATTTATTACATCTAGCAGTGTAGTGCCAGCGTTTATTCTCACTAATTCTTGATTGATGTTTACATTGACACTGGGACTGTTGGTATTAGTCATAGGCACACTGTTAACACTGTTGGTTTTTTCGTTAAAAATAATCTTGCTTTTGGCTATTTGATCATCTAATTTAAAAACATAGGTGTCGGCATAGTCTTGCAAATCGGCTTCTTCTAGCCTTTTTTGGTATTGATTAATAGCGGCTGTATAACTACCTACACGAAAATACTTCTTTTTTTCATGACCAAATTCACCGGCACCCGCCGATGAAACACGACGATCTTCGCCTAAAGCTGCCAGAGTAACTTCCTCAGCCGACCTTTGACTATCAAAAAACTCACCAACGGTAGTAGATAAAACTTCAAAAATTGCCGGGGTAGTGGCCGTATTCTGCATAAAAGCTGTTTGACTAACTGGAACTGCGGTGATTACATAAGAGGTGCCACGAGCGTCGACCTTGATCTTACAACTAATCAATTTGATAACAATACGTTTGGTTTGATCGTCGATAAGACCAGTTTTATACATATTATCACTCGCGTCTGCATTGGCAAAAAAATCAATTTGTAGCACCAATGGCAATTGATCCCAGCTGAATACCTTATAACCAGCAGCTACATCGATCATACGCTCTAGAAAAGTCATGCCAATTGGTTCTATAATCACAAACTCTATTTCTATAACATTGCTGCCCCGGGTCTGTGCATTCATACCAATGACAGTTCGCATTTTGAAACTATCAAAATAAAAATCAGTGTTAGAGAATCTAGGATGCCGACTAAATGCATCATTATTCCTACCGCCACCGGCAATCAACACAGTATTGTCTGCAGTGGTATAGTCATAGTTGTCGTTGACAATACGGTTGTATTTATTAATAGGTACTGCGTGTAAACTTAGATTATAGGTATAGTTTACGTATGAGTCCAATGGATTGGGCAATGGACTGTCCGGAGACTCAACTAGACTGCGTTTGACAATTTTTTGTGAGTCAGTTCTAGATTCTTTGGTGTCCTCACTGGGTCCAGTTTTACCGGCAAGTGCTCTATTATTGGCACTGCCAGTGACACGACCAGCAGCCGATTGAACCGTTGTTGCTACTGCACGCTCAATCTGTTGGGGAGTCAGTCTTAAGCCAGAATTGGCCAGAGCCGAATCGGCCAATGTCTTGGCAGCATTGGCTGCTCGATCACGGGCAGCCTGCTCCTGTAACTTTATCTCATAATCATCAGTGGCTTCTGAAGAATAGACAAACTGAACCATTAGATACCAAGTGCTGCTGTTAGACTACTTTGAGTAGGAATATAGATAACCTGTCCAGCATAAAAATCAAATAGAGGATCAATCAATACGTTTGGATTTCTAGCTGCAAATACCCACCATAGCTGACTACGCCCGTATAAGTCGTGTGCCAGCAGGTCGGGACGATATTCGTAGACTTTGGTTATAGTAAATTCCACATCCAAACTATTTTTAGGCACAGGTCTATCTAGTCTAACATCTAAAAAGTTACCAAACCGTTCGGTAGCATAGTAGGGACTAAACTTATTGTAATCGGCCATTAGATAAATCCTCTTTCGACCAATTTACCTTGAGCAAAGTCGTTGAGGTTAAATTGTGTAAGATTGCTCTTACTGTAGACCGGTTGTAGATCACAGCTGATAGTACTGATAACAGGGATCCTTGTTGTGGTATTAATTGATCTGGCAGGTATTGTTTCTTCGCCGTTACCTTGTCGTATAGTATAAGAGTCCTTTGTGGTAAGATTCACTGTACTAGTTTCTATGTAGTCAACGTCACTGGGCATGGTATGTGAAAATCTAGTAATTACACAAGGCACATTAGGAAAATACATTTCTCCGTAACCATTTAAATATACCAAGGGCGGCGGATTGCCAATGTTGTCGCCTTGACCAAAAAACATCTTGGTTGCTGCTCGGAAAAAATAAATAACAGCAAGTATATATGATGCTTCTTGATGATCTTGTGCAGTAAATTCGCCAGAAACTTGTATTTGTTGCACTTCACTGCCATCATAGGCCATATGCAAATAATTGCTGTGAGTAAACTTTTGTTGGTTGTAGGTAGCTTGATGATTTACGGAAATCTGCGGAGTATAGGGATAGACAACACCATTGGTTACCAGAAGCGGAGCCATTATTCCAGGATTGAGAGAATTATAAAAAATTCTATTGTTATCACCGAGTTTTATGCTGACCTTCCAATTTCGGCGACGATATTGTTCATCCATGTAGACCACACTGGTTGTAACTTCTTTAACATTGTTTTGGCGTCGACGTCCGCCGGGCAACAGTCCGGCATTGGCCAGTCTACCTAATACCGGATTGGCCAGACTAGCTATGTCGGTGATAATTTTACTGGCAACACCGGAATTGGTTGATTCTGGGTATATATCGGGCATATGACGATCCTGAGTTATCTAGTATTTATTACCAAAAAAATTGGTTGATTTTGTTGCCAACATATGTTATAACTACTATAGTTAGATGGGAGATTTAAAATTAAACATAACTATCTTAATAACAAAGATATATTGAAAGAAATACACCGCAGTAAAAACACCTACTGTACATATATTACACCCGATGTGTCTGATTATGATATAATAGTACATACCCTGACACAGATCACGCCAGAAACACTAGAGATCGCCAGAGAAAATCGTGCAGACCGTTTGGCCAAACTGGCATTAGATGCGGCCAATGGCCTCGGAGAACGCAGGAAACTAGATGAATTTGCCATTTCCTTGGATACCATAGCCATAACTGATGTGGTCATACGTGTTATGACCTGGGAACATGTGCCGGTGAATGAAACAGTTGTAAAAAAATCTCTACCAGAGGAGCCCACAGATGATGAAAATGTCTATATTGAGTACGACGAAGACGAACCTCGTGCGGCGATCAAATATCTTAAATGCAATTTTCCTCCATTTCAACACTATAAAGTCAACCAGCAGGGTCAGCCCTACTGTGTGGGTAAAAGTCACTGGCAGGGCGATTTGATCACTGGTAAATGGAGTCGTGACCACGGTACAATGACTCGCACACTGGCTCATATGTTTATAAAATTATGTGAACGCTATGCTACACGTTCGAACTGGCGAGGTTATTGTGTGGATGCCGAAACACAAGCTCTTACACAGCGTGGGTGGTTAGGTATTGACGAAATAACACAAAATGATAAAATTCTAAGCTATCACAATGGTGCAATGACTTGGTCTAATATTCTTGATATTTACCGTGGAAATTATCAAGGACCAATGCACAAAATGACGTTGCGAGGGTTTGACAGCCTAGTCACCCCCGAGCATAAGATGGTCACTGAACGAGGACTGGTGAAGATTGAGTATTTACTAGAACAAGACCAACTGATCTTAATAGGAACAGCCGAAGACTCGGTGATCAATAAAATACACTTAGACAGTTTTGTTGAATTAGCCGGCTGGGTTATGACCGAGGGTTGTTACGAGTGGGATAACAATTCAATGATTAAAACTATAAGTTTGTATCAAAATCCTGGCATAAAAGCTGATCGAATTAGAGATTGTCTAGAGAAACTTGATTATAAATTTTCAGAATCTTTAAGAAAACGAACTATATTATTTAGACTAAAACGCGAGTCTGCTAAGAAATTTGTCAAGACTTTCCCAGAAAAAAATCTTAATATGGAGTTTATTTGTCAATTAACTAAAGAACAACGTATACTACTCATCAACACTATGATCGATGGTGATGGGTGGCGATCAAATGGGCAGCGCAGATATGTACAAAAAAATTTCCAGCATGCAGAACTTTTTCAGGCTTTATGTGCAATATCCGGTATTCGATCTAATAGACATCTTAGACACTATATTAGTTTCGGAAAACCGGTGGAATATTATGATATAAATCTGTTTAGCCAAAAGAAAAATTATACCCGAGTAAGCTGTGTTAATTTTCATGGGGGTAAGCGTAATGGTAGATCACACCCCGGTCAAGGAAAAGCTACTCATCCAAATCAACCAACTATAGACTACTCTGGACAAGTTTGGTGTCCCAAGACCCAGTATGGCTGTTTTTTAGCTAGAAGAAACGGAACTATTTACCTCACTGGCAATACTTATAACGACGAAATGCGAAGTCAAGCCCTACTGCAACTAAGCCAAATTGGTCTACAATTTGATGAATCCAAATCACAAAACCCCTTTGCCTACTATACTGCTGCTATAACTAATAGTTTTACTCGTGTGCTCAATATCGAAAAACGTAATCAAAATTTGCGTGACGACATACTGGAAATCAATGGTTTTAATCCCAGTTATACACGCCAGGGTCTGAATCAGAGTCATACCAGCGACGGAGATCACGACTGACAAAAATCGTAGACTTTATCAATTTGACATGCTATACTAGTACCTATGCCAAATTTATTTAACAAGGCCGTGGTCTTTACAGACCTGCATGTGGGCCTTAAATCCAACAGTGTTGTACACAATGATGATTGTTTGAATTTTGTTCGCTGGACCATTGACACCGGGCTAGCCAATGGCTGCGATGTGGCCATAATGTGTGGTGATTGGCACAATCATAGAGCGTCTATCAATGTGCTGAGTCTCAATTATTCTCTACAGTGCCTAGAACTGCTCAATGCTGCTTTTCCAAAAGTCTATCTAATTCCGGGCAATCATGATTTATTCTATAGAGATCGTCGTGATGTAACCAGTGTAGAATGGGCTCGCCATCTGCCCAATATAGAAATTGTCAATGATTTTCTAACTGTGGGTGATGTAACTTTTTTGCCTTGGTTGATTGGCGATGACTATAAAAAGTTAAAAAAACTATCAAGCAAATACTGCTTTGCTCATTTAGAGCTGCCCGGATATCTGATGAACAGCCTAGTTCCCATGCCCGATTCGGGAGAAGTACGCAGAGAACACCTAAGCGAATTCGAACATGTGTTCACCGGACACTTTCACAAACGACAGACTCAGCGCAATGTAACCTATATTGGCAACTGTTTTCCGCATAACTATGCCGATGCCGGCGACGACGATCGCGGACTGATGATGCTGGAATGGGGGAGAGAACCTGAATATCATGCTTGGCCCGATCAACCTGTGTACAGAATCTACGATCTAAGTACAGTACTGGATAATCCTGCCAGTGTGCTTAGACCCAATACTCATGCTAGAATTAATCTAAACATCGACATCTCCTATGAAGAAGCCGGATTCTTACGTGACACTTTTATGAACGACTATGGTTGTAGGGAAATCAAATTGATTCCAAATACCCAAGCTGACTTAGAAAATCAAATCATACAGGGTAATATTACATTCCAAAGTGTAGATCAAATTGTAAATCAATCGTTAACTGCCATAGAAAGCACACAGTATGATCGTAACCTACTGCTAGAAATATACAAAACTCTATGATCAAGATAAAGAATGTCACCGCCCGTAACTTTCTCAGCATAGGCAATGTCACACAAAGTGTAAATCTTGATCGTAGTGACCTTACCCTTATCTTAGGTGAAAATCTAGACTTGGGTGGCGATGACTCGGGTGCTCGTAACGGCACAGGCAAAAGTGCTCTGCTCAACATAGTCAGCTATGCTCTTTACGGATCGGCCTTGACCAATATTAAAAAAGACAACTTGATCAATAGAACCAATGATCGAAACATGTTGGTCACAGTAGAGTTTGACAAAGACGGAACCGAATATAGAATCGAACGTGGTCGTAAGCCCAATGTGCTTAGGTTTTTTGTTGGTGGCATAGAACAGGCCGTGGCAGATCTCAGCCAAGGTGACAGCAGAGAAACACAGGCGGCCATTGAACGATTATTGAACATGAGTCATACCATGTTTCAACACATTGTGGCTCTCAATACCTATACCCTGCCATTTCTCAGTTTGCGTGCCAATGAACAACGTGAAATCATTGAGCAGTTGTTGGGCATTACATTGTTAAGCGAAAAGGCCGAAGGTCTTAAAGAACGTATTAGACAGAGCAAGGACGCTGTGCAACAGGCCGAAGCTGACCTCAAGGCTCAAATTGACGCCAACCGTAGAATCTTGGAACAGATCGAGTCACTCAAGCGCAAACAAACACTCTGGCAAAACAAGCATGACACTGACTTAGAACAACTGCGGTTGGCCTATGACCAATTGAATCAAATTGACATAGATGCCGAAATAGCCGCACATCAGGCCTTGGAAGTTTACAATAATAGGCGTAAAGCCCTGGCAGATCTGAATACCAACATCAAACGCAATCAATTGGACTTGGCCAGAGAACAGCGAGAACTAGCAAAACTAGAAAAAGACATAGTGGCTTTGGAGAATCATCGCTGTCATAGCTGTAATAAACCTTTTCATGACAGTGAACAGGTCAAGATACTGGCCGAGAAAAAACAAGAACTGACATCAGTGAAAGAAAACATTGTCAATCTTGTCAATGCCCTAGACATGCAAAATCAAGCTGTGGCAGATCTAGGCCCTCTGGGCATCTGCCCCAGTGTGTTCTACGATCGCGAAAGTGATGCAGTGGAACATCGAGCCACTTTGGCCAATCTACAACAACAAATCAACAGCAAACAAGCAGAAACAGATCCCTACGGTGAACAGATCACGGACATGCAGACCACTGCACTGGTGGATATCAGCTATGACCGCATCAATCAATTGGCACAGATTCGAGATCATGAAGAATTTTTGTTAAAATTATTGACCAACAAAGACAGTTTTATACGCAAGAAAATTATTGACCAAAACTTGAACTACTTAAATACACGACTCAGTTACTACTTGGAAAAAATCGGACTACCTCATCAGGTGGCATTCAAAAATGATCTCACAGTGGAAATCACAGAATTGGGACGGGATTTGGACTTCTATAATTTATCTCGTGGAGAATCTAATCGGGTTATTTTAGCTTTGTCATGGGCGTTCCGAGACATTTACGAAAGCCTATATCACAAAATAAACATTTTATTCATTGACGAGTTAATCGATAGTGGACTAGACAGTGCTGGCGTTGAAAATGCGTTATCAGCGTTAAAGTCGTTAACAAGAGACAGAAATAAAAGTGTTTGGTTAGTATCGCATAGAGACGATCTTATAAGTAGGGTCGGAAATATTCTTAAAGTTATTAAGCAAAACGGGTTTACGCAATATGAAACACATGCTACGATATAAATATTATTGGGCGAACGGACTGATCCTCCTTCCTTGCCGATTCAAGGATAGCCCTCTATTTACTAATCGGAGTATCATAAAATGTCTACAACCATTGCTTACGTATATAAGTGGGTACAAATATCAACAGGAAAATGGTATATTGG